CCGGCCCCGCCTACCTGCATTTCCCCAGGGACCCCGCCTTCGACGACGAATACTTCGCCCAGCTCGCCGCGGAAAAGCTGGTGACCAAGATCCGGGGCACCCGCCCGTTCCAGGAATGGGTCCAGACCCGGCCAAGAAACGAGGCCCTGGACTGCCTGCTGTACGCCCTGGCCGCCCTGCGCCTGAGCGGCAAGGCCGAATCCCTGGGCGCCGGCGTCGCGTTCGGTGGGCGCATCACATTAACCGACTGGAAACGCGCGGCCTCGGGCGGCGCCGGCAAGGGGGAACAGGGTGGACATCGTGCATGAACTGATCGAGCGGGCAAAAGTCCGCATTGCCGAGAAATTCGGGCTGCCGGAGGAAGTGGCCGACCTGCTTAACCTGGTGGAGCGCGAAGTCAAGCGCGACTACGGCGGCGAGCGCGTCACCATCTCGCGCATGGACGCGCCGGTGGAAGCCAAGGCCGCCAAGGTCACCCGCGACTACCTGGCCAACCTGGACACCCGCGACATCACCAGCCGCCACGGCATCAGCCGGGCAACGATGTATCGGTATCTCAAGCGGCGGTGAATGTCTCACCCCTCGCCAGACAATGAGACACCGACCGGCTACGGTTAGCAAAACCATCGCGCGAGGTTGAAATGGCAGGCATCACCCTGGCCCAGGCAGAGGCCAAGCTCTCCGAATACCTGGCGGCGGAGACGGCCGTACTGGGCGGGCAATCCGTGCGCCATGAGTCCGGCCGCATGCTGACGTATGCCGACCTGGCCACCATCCGGGAAGGCATCGCCCACTGGGACAGCCAGGTCAAGATCCTGACATCCTCCGCCACGCGCGGCGGCCGTTCGCGCGTTGTCGCGCCGGGTTGGTGACATGGGCCGCAAGGATATCGCCCTCAACCCCCTGGAACGCGCCGTCGCGGCGGTCTCGCCCAAGTGGGGCTTCCGCCGCCTGCGCGAGAAAACCGCCCTGGCTCTGGCCGAGGGCTACCACGGCGCCAGCCTGTCGCGCGCCGCCATGCGCGGCTGGCGTCCGGCCAACGGCGAGGCCGACGATGTCAGCCTGGCCGATCTGCCCGCCTTGCGCACCAACGCACGCGACCTGGTGCGCAACGCCCCGCTGGCCGGCGGCGCCATCAACACCATGGTCACCAACGTGGTGGGCACCGGGCTTTCCATGCAGCCCGCCATCGATGCCAAGATCCTCGGGCTATCCGCCGACGATGCCGCCGCCTGGCAGGAAACCACCCGGCGCGAGTTCCGCCTGTGGTGCGAAAGCACCGACTGCGACGCCTCCCGGGTGCAGGACTTCTACGGCCTGCAATCCCTCGCCTTCCGCTCCGCCCTGGAAAGCGGCGACGGGTTCGCCCTGACGCCGGAGATCGACCGTGGCGGCCCCTACCATCTCGCCATCCAGTTGATCGAGGCGGATCGGGTGTGCAACCCGGCGTGGAGCGCGGATACCGACACCCTGCGCGCCGGCGTGGTCATCACCCCGCTGGGCGAGCCCGTCGCCGTGCACATCTGCAACCGCCACCCAGACAGCCACGGCTTCCGCGCCAAGTCCCCAAGCTGGGAACGCCGCGACATGCGCGGCGCCGGCGGCCGCGTCAACGTCATCCACCTGTTCGACCGCCGCCGCCCGGGTCAGACGCGCGGCATCCCCGTGCTCGCCCCGGTCATCGAACCGCTCAAGCAGCTCGGCCGCTACACCGACGCCGAACTCCAGGCCGCCGTGGTCTCCGGCGCCTTCAGCGTGTTCCTCAAGATGGACCCGGACGCTTTTGACGGTCTGTTCGACGATGGCGGCCAAAAGAACTACCTGGGCAACGCCGCCGCCTGGGATGGCACCCTCGGCAGCTCCTCCACCATGGACGGCCCCGGCAAAGCGGTGAACCTGCTGCCCGGCGAAGACGTGGTGAGCGTCAACCCGGGGCGCCCCAATTCCGAGTTCGACCCCTTCGTCCAGGCCATCATCCGCCAGGTTGGCGTTGCCCTGGAAGTGCCCTTCGAGGTACTCATCAAGCACTTTACCGCCAGCTACTCCGCCGCCCGCGCCGCCATGCTGGACGCCTGGCGCTTTTTCCGTGGCCGCCGCGACTGGCTGGCCACCAACTTCTGCGCCCCCATCTATCGCCTGTGGATGGACGAGGCCGTGGCCACCGGCCGCCTCTACGCCCCCGGCTACTTCGCCGATCCCCTGCTGCGCAAGGCATGGCAGTCCGCCGTCTGGATCGGTGACGGCCCCGGCAGCATCGACCCGATGAAGGAAGTGGACGCCGCCCGCGAGCGCGTCGCGCTGGGCATCAGCACCCGCGCGGCGGAAAGCATCCTGCACGATGGCGTGGACTGGGAAGTCAAGCACGCCCAACTGGTCAAGGAAGAAACCGCCCGCAAGGGCGACGGCCTGGGCGCCACGACCGGACAGGCCTCGCCGCCCACGCCGGCGGAACCGCCAGCGCGCCAGGAAGACACCCTGGCCGCCGCCCTGGGCGGTATGAGCGCCGCGCTTGTCGGCATCGCCTCGGCGGATCGCGCGCCCGCGTCCGCGCCATCCTTCCATTACACCCAGGCCGCCCCGCGCCCGGTCGTCAGGGTGCCGGTGCGAGACCCGGAAACCGGCATGATCATCGCCCTGCACGAGGTGGATCGCCTGGATGATGACGGGGACGAGGACGGGGATGAAGACTGAATCCCTGGCCGCCGAGCTGGCCCGCGCCGAATTCCAGCGCGCCGGCACGAACCAGGCCCCCGCCTACCAGCTTGCCCTGCACACGCGCCGCCCCGAAGGCGAAGACCAGGCCGAAGCCGAGATCGACCTGCGCGGCTACACACGGGTTGCCGCCCCGCGCGACGCCTCGACCTGGACGGTCGAAGGCCGCGCCGCCATGAACGCCGTGCTCATCCGCTTCCCCACCATCACCGCCGGACGCGGCAAGGCCACCTGGCTATCCCTCGGCATCGGCGGCCGCATCCGTCGCCTGATCGAACTCAAGGAACCCGTCTCGCTCGCCCTCAACCGCCGCGTCGAGTTCGAGCCGGGCGCCATCCGCATCGAGGAGGCCCAAAGCGATGTCCCTGCATGACCACGCTGACGACTGGCACAACGTATCCGCCCTGACCGGGCAGTGCACGTATTGCAAGAACAAGCTCGTCGAGGGCCACGTCATGGCCGCCTGCGAGTACGGCCAGCCGTGGTTTCCGCATGGGACGCGGTGCGCTCGGTATGAGCCGGAGGACATGGACGAATGATTACCTCGGCCCAGGCCCTCGCACGATACGGCGATCCTCGCACCGAGGAATCCATGACGCTGCTGACGGTCCCGACCGACCTGCGCATCGGCGCCGTGCCTGCCCGTATCTACTGCAACCGCGATCTTGTGAAGCCGCTGCTGCGCGCCTTCCAGAACATCCGCGACGCCGGCCTCGCCGACGAACTGAAAACCTGGGACGGATGTTTCCAGCTTCGCACCAAGCGTGGCGGGCGCACAGCCAGTCTGCATTCCTGGGGCCTGGCCGTTGACGTGAACGCCGCATGGAACGCGCTCGGCGCGAAACCCACGCTGTCACTCAACTTCGTTCTGTGCTGGCTCGAAGCCGGGTTTGACTGGGGCGGCGAATGGTCAACACCGGATGGCATGCATTTCCAACTTGCGGAGTTCCAGAAGTGAAATCTATCTACTTTGCGCTAGTTATGCTTAGTTTCCCAGCCCTGGCCGATTCGACCATGGCCTACTCGCAATCCTCCGCCCAGGCGCAAGCTGGCGCGGCTGCGGGGGCCATCTCTGGGGGCAACACCTTCCAGGGCGGAAGCACGTCCTACAAAGAACAGAAGCAAACCCCCACCGTGTTCGCCCCCAACATCGCCCCGACAGCACCCTGCATGGGCGGCACTTCTGCCGGCGGATCGGGTACTGGCTTCGGCCTGTCGTTCGGCACGAGCTGGACGGATGACGAATGCAACACCCGCGAAACGTCTCGCCTGTTCCACAGCATAGGGATGCCCGCGGATGCCCTGGCTGTGCTGTGCTCAAGCGCCTATGCCGCCGCCGCCCCAAGCTGCGCCGGCAAAGATAAGCCATGCCACGCTGATGAAATCGTAGCCCGTAGGTTAGGGGTTGGAGTATGCAAATGAGCATTGCTACTAAACGCTGGCTGCGTGGATTGATGCGTTCATGGACGGCCCACGCCGGAACCTACATTGCCGTGGTGGGCTACCTGCAAACCCAGGACAAGCTGATTGACCGCTATCTAGGCGCTGACGCCACCGGCATCCTCATGATGCTGTTCGGGTTGATTGTGGTGGCGCTGCGGGCCAAGACCAGCGAGAGCCTGACGACGAAGGGCGCGCGGTAATGCCTGCCTGGCTGCTCCGCTTCCTCCCCCACGCCCTGGCCGTGCTCGCCGCCCTCGGTGCCACCGCCTGGGTGTACAGCAACATCTGGGATCGCGGCTATGACGCATGCAAGGGTGAATGGAATAAGGCAACCGCCGCTGCCATGATCGCCAGAGACGCGGAACTGGACGTTGCCCGACTGCGCGGCGACGCGCTATCCGCTGGGTTGGCGGAGAAAGAACGCGAGTTGAACACCCTCAATAGGGAGTACCTGACCTATGCGAACGCTATCACTGGCCATTGCCCTGACTCTCTCGGCGTGCTCGTCGGCGCCGCCGCAGCCGGTCAAACCCTGCCCGCAACCCCCGGCCCATCTCCTCATCCGTCCGCAGCCACTGGAGCCGCTGCGATTGCCGCCAACATCGCCACCAACTACCCCAGGTGCTGGGAGTGCATCGCCCGGCTCAACGCCCTCCTGGATTGGCATGCCGGATCAAAAGGTTCTTTAGCCACAAAGAAAGAAGAAGAAAAATGACCGACGAACACGCCAACTTCGAGCGCCTGGCGCGGATCGAAACCAAGATGGAGAACGTACTGGAACGGATTGACGACCTGGTGAGCCGGGCCGAGTTTTACCCCGTCAAGCTGCTGGTCTACGGCCTCTCGGGCGGCATCCTCACCGCCTTCCTGTCCGCGCTGATCTTCCGGGTGCTGGGCGATGCTTGACCGCAACGAGAATATCGTCATCACCATCCTCGCCGTGCTGGTGGGCTGCGTGCTGGTGTTCATGGTCTACAGCTTCTCCGGTGTGAGCGCCGGCCATGACCGCATCGAAGCCATCGTCTCCGACAGCGCCGAACGGCTCTACGCCTTGGAACAGCAAACCTCCCCCGCCACCGCCAGGCGTTTCACCGCCGACGATGCCGAAGCCCTGATGCGCTGCCTGCGCATCCCCAACCAGACCCGAGCGCGCGAGGCGTGCGTCAGCACGGTCGAGCAACGCATCCGCAACCGATAGGAGAACACCCCATGAAAATCGAAGTCCTCACCCCCTTCCTCGACGGCACCGACCGTTTCGAGGCAGGCGACATCCGCACCGTCTCCGACGAGCGCGGCACGCTGTTCGTGGCCCAAGGCTGGGCCAAGGACGTGGAAGGCCGCATCGCCAACGGCACGGCGTCCCCAGACAGCACAGACCTGACCATCCACAACGCCAAGATGGGCACTGGAGACAACCATGGCTAAGACCGTACATGATGACGTGCTGGATGGCGCCCTCAACATCCTCAAGAACAACGCCACCCGGCAGACGGCCTGCTCCGCGCAGCCCACCACCTACACCGAGGGCAACGCCACCTACGCCCTGGCGGATGTGACCATCGACTCGGCGGACTTCACCAACGCCAACGGCGACACCAACGGACGCAAGACCACCATCGGCGCGCAGTCCTCGGTGTTGATCGACACCAGCGGCACGGCCACCCATATCGCCCTGCTGGATGTGACCAACAGCAAGCTGCTGTACGTCACCACCTGCACGTCCCAGGCGCTCACGGCCAACGGTTCCAACACGGTCAACTTCCCGGCCTGGGATATTGAAATCGCTGATCCGACGTAATCATCATGCCCATCCCCTCCATCAAAAACCGCGTAGGCAACGCCACCGCCACCACGGGCACCGGCACCATCACCCTAGGCGCGGCGGAGTCGGGCTATCAGTCTTTCTCAGCAGCCTATGGAGCCAACGCTAACGTAGATATCCTCATTGAGGATGGCGCGGCCTGGGAGATTGCTCGCGACTGTACCTATACCCACTCCGGCACCACCCTGACCCGTGGCACCTTGGAAGCATCTAGTACCGGTAGCGCAATCAGTCTGAGCGGGTCCGCCAAGGTGTATGTGATTGAGAGCGCAGAGAGGGTGCGGCGCACCGTGGGCGGCTACCTGGAGCACGCATCGCACGATGGCACCGCTGCCGTAACGGGCGTCGTGGGTACGCTGCATGTGTTCACCGGGCTGACGGCAGATCGAGATTTCATACTCCCTGCCTCGGCTGCGGAGGGCGACAGGATCGGCGTGACATTCCCCGCTGGTTCTGCCAGCTATGAAATCCTGCTGAAATCCGCCAGCGGAGACAAGATCAATAACGTGGACTGTTCCACCAATGAATGGAGCCGCCTGTTCATTGCTGGGGAAACTGTCATTTTCCGCTGTATTGATGCGTCTACAGTGGATTGGGTGGTTGAACAGGATGGGCGCATTCCATGTACAGGTCTAATGTATTTAGCGTCTGATGCAGATGGTGAGTCTGCGGCCACGGTAACACTTCCAACGTCTGCCAGTACTCCGGCTTCGTGGACAACAATTAATAGCAACGGGGTAACTGTAGACACAACTACAGGAAAATTTACAGTCCGTAGAAATGGCATTTATCACGCCCATTGCGCCGGACGACCCAAAGACGCACTGGTATCTGGCAAATATTACCAAATCTTAATTTACAAGAATGGGTCTGAACTGGATGCGGCCACGATAGTTACCAATGGCACAAACCTCATTAAGGTGAATGCGTCTATTCCAGCAGTTAGTTTGAACGCAGGGGATTATTTGCAGTTGTACTATATGTCACAAGATGGAAACGTAGGGCTGAGGGGGGCTGGAATAAGTATGTCCTTCATTGGAATCGCAGAGGTTATCTGATGCTAGCAAAAGCCATTGCATACCTTTACCCAGGTATTGATTTTTCGTTTGAGTGCAGATTGCAAGATGACGGTGATGGGCAATATATTGCCAAGTGGGACCGCCCCGAGCCGCAGCCTACACAAACAGAAATAGCCGCTGCTATCCTCCCAGCAGCGAAGGCAAGCTCTACGGTCAAAATCAATACTGAGGCAACCCTCAGAATCCTAACTGCCTACCCGCTTGAGAAACAATCATCCGCAAATCTTGGCATCTACCCGCAAACCTACACGGACCAAATGATTTCAGATATTGCAGCAGTGATTGCTGCCAGTAATACGGCCTGCGACGCTGTTGATGCTGCTGTTGATGTAGCTGGTGTGGAAGCTATAACGGTCAACTGGCCTGTGATTGGAGCCTGATATGGCACATTTATATGACCCAACCCAAGACCAAGAACGCCGCGCACTGAAACAGGCGTTCCGGGAAGACAGGCTTAACATCATTGCTAACGTCGATGCCACCGTGGCCGAGATGCAATCCTACATTAACGCTCCAACGATTACCAACGCGGGAAGGGATACTCAACTGATGGTCATCTCAAAAGACCTGCGCCAAATTGTGCGGGATTTGAAGACTGTCGTGAATACGATCAAGAGCCTGATCTGATATGGTAATCGCTGGCGGCGCGGTCGGTAAATGGGCGGTAGGTAAAGCACCCGTTGCGGCGGGAGGCGCCACCAACCTCACCATCCAGGACGCCACCCACGCCCACGCCGCCGACGCCGCCACGCTCACGACGCAATGGCTGCTGACCGTCGCCGATGCCGCCCACGCCCACACGGCGGACGGCCCGACGCTCACGGTCGCCAGCGTCCTGGCGGTGGCAGAAGCCCTGCATGCCCACGTCGCCGACAATCTCGACCTGAGCACAACTGGCGCGACGAGCCTGACCATCCAGGAAGCCGCGCACGACCACACGGCGGACGCGCTCACCCTGATCACGGACTGGCTGCTGACGATTGCCGACGCGCTGCACACCCAGGCCGCCGACAACGTGGCTCTGTCCATGACTGGCGCGGAAAACCTGATTGTCCAGGACGCGGCCCACGCACACGCGGCCGACAACATCGGCCTGACCACCGACGCCTGGCTGGCCATCGCCGAGGCCGTCCACGCGCATCTGGCCGATGGCGTCACGCTCACCACCGCGTCCGTGCTGGCGATCCTGGAAGCGGTCCACGCCCACGCGGCGGAATCGCTGGCCCTGTTCTTTTCCAGCTTCACCGAGGCCCAGCTTCAGGAAATCCTCGCCTATGTGGAGGCCAATATGACCGTACCGACCGCCAACGAAATCGCCACCGCCGTGTGGCAGATGGTCCTTGAGGGCGCCCTGACCGCCGAACAGATTATGCGGATCAAGCTGGCCGCCCTCGCCGGCAAGCGCCAGGGCCTGGGCACTGCAACCGAGGCATACCTGGCCCAGGATGGCGTGACCCCGCGCGTGACCTTCACGCCTTCGGATGCGTCCGGCAACGGCACCACGGTGGTGGACGGGGCATGACGCACCGGCAACGCAAGCTGTTCCGCATGATTCGCCGGCCCGTATGGAGCCCAGGCAAGGATAGATGGGTCATGAGGTGGACATGGCCCTGATGCGCCGTGGCGCGCTGTTCGCGGGGGCGCTGTTCGCCGGGGTGCTGTTCGGGCCGGCGGCGCAGGAAGCCATCCACGCGCCTGGCATCGAGTCCTCGGCTTTCTCGGCGCCGCGTCCGCGCTCCCATATCGTCACCCTGCGCGCGGCCGGCGTATCCATCGAGTCCGAGCGCGCCAAGGCCGCGGCTACCCACGTCCTGCTCCTCTCCGCTCGTGGCCGCGATGCGGAAAACGCGCATGCAGGCGCGCGCATCGCGCAGCTCGCCAACGCGGTCGCCTTGGGTTCGGTAGCGGCGTCTCATGCCCTGGCCGCATCGCGCCTGGATACCGCCCGGGTCGCCGCGCTCGACGATGAGGCCCTGGCCTGCGGCCTGCTTTAATCACGTCTCATCCCGCGCCAGACAGTGAGACAGCACGCGCCTAGCCTGCGCGTATGACTGCATCGGACCACTCTGTCTTCGACCTGGTAGCCGCCCAACCCTGGGCCATCGTGCCGGAGACGCTCAAGATCATCGCCGCCATCGCCCGGCGCGAGAACGACTCGCCGGCGGCTGTTGAAGCCAGGCTCGGCCGGCCGCTGCAGAATGCCCGCGCGGTATCCATGCGCGACGGCGTCGCCCTGGTGCCGGTCACCGGCCCGGTGTTCCGCTACGCCAACCTGTTCACCCAGATTTCCGGCGCCACCTCCCTCGACGTGCTGGCGCGTGATTTCACCACCGCACTGGACGACGAGGCCGTCAAGGCCGTGGTGCTGGTTGTGGATTCCCCCGGCGGCCAGGCCAACGGCATCGCCGAGTTGTCCGCCATGATCCGCGCCGGCGCCGCCCGCAAGCCCGTCATCGCCTACGTGGACGGCGCCGCCCAATCCGCCGCCTACTGGCTTGCCAGCGCGGCCACCGAGGTGGTTACCAGCTCCACCGCCATGATCGGCAGCATCGGCGCCGTCGTGGCGCTCGACACCGAAAAACGCAAGGGCACGCTGGAAATCGTCTCCAGCCAGTCCCCCAACAAGCGCCCGGACGTGAGCACCGAAGCCGGCCGCGCGCAGATCCAGACCCTCATCGACTCCCTGGCCCAGGTCTTCCTGGAAGACGTGGCCCGCTATCGCGGCGTGGACGCCTCGACGGTGCTGGCGGAGTTCGGTCAGGGCGCCAGTTTCATCGGGTCGGAAGCGGTACGCCGAGGCATGGCGGACCGGGTCTCGACCCTGGAAGAAGTCATCGCCGGCCTTGCGGCCGGATCACCCGCCAAGAAAGGAGCTCCCTACATGGCAACCGAACACGGCACGCCGGCCGCTGAAAAACCGGCCATCGACCGCGCCTACCTGGCCGCGAACCACCCCGACCTGCTCGCGGCCTGCGTGGCCGAGGGCTCCGCCGCCGAGCGCTCGCGCATCCTGGCCATCCAGGCCCTTGGCATGCGCGGCCACGAAGCCATGGTGGCGGAATTCGTCGCCGACGGACAGACCAGCGCCCCCGAGGCCGCCGTCAAGATCCTGTCCGCCGAAAAAGCCGCCAACGAGCGCCGCGCCGGCGATCTGCGCGCCGCCGCGCCGCAGCCCGTCGCCGATGTCGCCGCCCCGGACGACAAGGGCGCCGGCATCGACCCCGAAGCGCCCATCGAAACCCGCGCCCAGGCGCGCTGGGACCGTGATCCCGACCTGCGCGCGGAGTTCGGCGCGTTCAACACCTATCTGGCCTATGCCAAGGCGGAAGCCGCCGGCACGGTCAAGCTGCTTTCCAAGTAAGGAGACGACACCATGACCACCCTTGCCGCCAACAAGCCCCGCGCCTACGAGCTGGGCGCCCGCAATCACTTCCCCGTGATCGCGTCCGACATCATCTATGAAGGCTCCGCCGTCGGCCTGGTTGACGCCTCCGGCCACGCCCGCCCGCTCACCACCGCCGACCGCTTCGTCGGCTTCGCCGTCGCCAAGGCCGACAACTCCACCGGCGCCGCCGCCGCCATCATGGTGGAAGTGGTCAAGGCTGGCGAGATCGAATTGCCGGTGTCAGGCGCCGTCATCACCGATGTCGGCCAGCCCGTCTATGCCGCCGACGATGACACCTTCAGCTTCAACCCCGCCGACGGCCAGTTCGTCGGCATGATGAAGCGCTACGTGTCCGCAGGCGTCGCCGTGGTCGAATTCAACGCCGGGGTGATGCCCGACCCCTGGGCCCACAAGACCGTGCGCGAAAGCCTGACCGGCACCAAGACCTTCGATGCCCAGGACACCGGCAAGCTGTTCTGCGTGACCGATGCCGGCGACGGCGACGCCCTCACCCTGCCGGCCATCGCCGACGGGCTCAACGGCATCACGATCCTGGCCGTGGGCGCCTTCGGCACCACCGCCGTGACCATCGACCCTGCCGCCGCCGACATGATCCTGGGCCCCGACATCACCGGCGCCGACAACAAGGACCTGATCTGCACCAAGGCCACCCAGCGGCGCGGCGACTTCGTCACCCTCGACCTGGGCGACGCCGACGGCTACGTGGTGACCGAGATGCGCGGCACCTGGGCCCGCCAAGCCTAACCACACCGATACCACGAAAGGACAACCATCATGGATCAATCCGCTCTCTCCTCGCGTGCTGTCATCGGCATGTATTACGAAGCCCTGGCCGCCGCCGCCGGCGCCGGCTGGGTCGGCAACGTCTCCAACTACTTCGGCTCCGACCAGGCCTCCGAGCAATATCCCTGGCTGGGCATGCCCCCCGCCATGCGCGAATGGATCGGCGGCCGCCAAGCCAAGGGCCTGTCGACCAACACCGTCACCATCGCCAACAAACATTACGAAGCCACCATCGAGATCGCGCTCAAGGACCTGCGCCGCGACAAGACCGGCCAGTTGCAGGCCCGTCTGGCCGAGTTCGCCCAGCGCGGACAGAGCAACTTCGCCAGCCTGCTCTCCACCCTGATCGTCAACGGCCCCTCCACGGTGTGCTATGACGGCCAGTATTTCTTTGATACCGACCACAGCGAGGGCGGCTCCGGCACCCTGGACAACGACATCACCACCGACATCTCCGAAGTGCCGGCGCAGACCCATGGCGTGGTTACCGCCCCGTCGAAGGAAGAAATGCTGCACGCCATCGTCAAGTCCATCAGCCAGTTCTTCACCTTCAAGGACGACCAGGGCGAGCCCATCAACGAGGACGCCAAGAGCTTCCTGGTGATGGTGCCGGTTGGCCTCATGCCCGCCGCCACCTCCGCCCTGTCGAAGACCAACGATATCGGCCCCGGCATGTTCTCGTTCGACGGCTTCGAAGTCGCCCTCGCCGTCAACCCGCGCCTGACCGCCGGCGGCTGGACGGATGAATTCGTCACCTTCCGCACCGACGGCAGCATCAAGCCGTTGATCCGCCAGGAAGAAACCGCCCCGGCCGTCAAGGTCAAGGACGAGAATTCCGAGTTCGCCTTCGACAACGACGCCATCCAGGTCGGCATCGATTCCTGGCGCAACGTGGGGTACGGCCGCTGGCAAGGCGCCGTGCTCAACACCCTGGTCTGATCGCCATGAAGATCCGCGTGATCCATCCGGTGACGTTCGCGCCGCCGGCTGTCCTCAAGCTCACGGCCGCCCAGGCCTCGCGGCGCGTCAACGCCCTGCGCAAGGTCACCGGCGGCCACGAGCTGCTGGCCCCGGTGCACTTCAAGGCCGGCGAGATCATCGAAGTCAAGGCCATCCCCAAGGCCCTGGCCAACAGCCTGCGCGCCCTGGACGAGGCGCCGGCGGACGCGGCCCCATGACATGGGGTATGCCGACGCCCTGGCCAGCCTGAACGACGCGGTCGTATCGCAACTCGGCGATACCACCCTGACCTGGGGCGCCTACACCGCCCCCGGCTTGCTGATCAGCGACTACGCCGACCCCTTGGGGTTGGTCAGCCGTCAAACCCGCTTCACCGCCCTGGCCAGCGCCCTGCCGGCCATCGCCCAGGACGCATCCGTTACGGTGGGCGGTGTGGCCTACACCGTGCGCAACGTGGAACCCGACAACACCGGCCTGATCGCCCTGGTGTTGGAAAGAGCCTGATGGCTGACCACCTCCACAAACAGATACGCAGCGCCCTGGTCACCGCCTTGACCGGCCTGACCACCAGCGGCGCCCGGGTTTACGCCAACCGGCTCTATCCCATGGACAGCGCCAACCTGCCCGGCTTGCGCATCTTCCTGGACGGCGAGGAGGCCGAAATCCTCACCGTCCACGGCCCCGCCGTCTATGACCGCCGCCTGGCCCTGTCCGTGGAATGCTGCGCCAGCGCCGTCAGCGGCCTGGACGACACCCTGGATCTGATGTCCAAGGAAGTCGAGATCGCCCTGGCCTCCGGCATCACCGTCGCCGGCCGCAACCTGCCCCTGACCTACGCCGGCATGGCCTTTGAAGACCTGCCCGGCGACAAGCCCGCCGGCGTCAAGCGCCTCACCTTTTCCCTCCCGTTCGCGGCCGCAGCCAACGCCCCGGACACCCTCGTTTAAGGAGTCACACCATGGCCACCATCACCAAATGGAGCAACGTGGCGATTGCCGTGCAATCCGCCCTTGCCGCCGCCAAGACCATCACCGGCATCACCAAGGCCGCGCCCGGCGTGGTCACCTCCGTGGCCCACGGCTACAGCAACGGCGACTATGTCTATTTGGACGTGCTCGGCATGCGCCAGATCCATGACCGCGTGTTCAGGATCGTCAACAAGGCCGACGACACCTTCCAGCTCGAAGCCGTGTCCGGCGGCAGCGGCATCGACACCAGCGCCTTCGACACCTTCACCAGCGGCAGCGCCTACAAGATCACCTTCGGCACCTCGATCACCACCGCCACCAGCATGAACATGACCGGCGGCAACTTCGAGAGCCTGGACGCCACCACCATCCACGACACCCAGCGCATCGTGGTGCCCGGCCTGCCCGACGAGACCAAGGCCGAGTTCGAGAACCTGTGGGACCCCACCGACGCCGGCCAGATCGCCCTCAAGGCGGCCAGCGATTCCCAGGCCAAGCTGGCTTTCAAGTTCACCTTCGGCACCGGCGGCAAGATCATGGTGTTCGTGGGCTACGTCGGCTTTGCGGGCGCGCCCCAGGGCGGCGCCCAGGAGATCGTCAAGACCTCGGCGATCATCACCAGCCAGGGCACGCCCACCTATTACAGCGCCTAAGCCATGTCGGCCCTCGACAAGCGCCACAAGGCCCGGGAATCCGTGGTCGCCGCCGGCGGCCACGCCTACACCCTGCGCCGGCCCACCGCCGCACAGCTCGCCCGCCTGTCCGACGGCTCCCGCCTGGACATGCTGCGCGAATGCGTGGTGGGCTGGGACCTGCGCTACCTGGACCTGTTCCCCGGCGGCGACCCGGTGCCCGCCGTGTTCACGCCGGAACTCTGGTCCGACTGGCTGGACGACAACCCGGACCTCTGGGCCCCTCTCGGCGAAGCCCTGCTGGCCATCATCCGCGCCCACCACGAAGCCCTGGAGGCCGCCGAAAAAAACTGATTGCCTGGGTTGAGCGCGCACAGATGCCGCTTGGCCCAGGCGCAAGCTGCGACGCCGCCACCGCCCTGGCGATCAAGGCCTGGAACTGGATGGGCGGGACGATAGACTGGGCCGGCCTGCCCCTGGTGGCAAGCATGCTCGGCATCGAGGACCTGGAAATCCTGGT